TGGCGCGGGTTAGATCTAATGCAGACCACCGGGCGCGTCGTGGCAGAATATGAGGCATTGCAGCCGTCCAAGCAACCAGACGAAATACTGGTGGACAGCATCGGCTTGGGGGCTGGCATTGTAGACAGATTGTTAGAGCTTGGCTTGCCCGTGCGGGGCGTAAACGTGGCGGAGAGCCCCAGCATGGGCGACACGTACATGAACTTGCGCTCTGAGCTGTGGTTTAAGTGCAAGGGTTGGCTGGAGGACAGATCGTGCAAGCTTCCCAAGGACGATCAATTGTTAGCCGAGCTGACGTCAATACGGTACAGCTTTACCAGCTCCGGCAAGATGAAAGCTGAGAGCAAGGACGAGATGCGCAAGCGCGGATTAGGTTCGCCTGACTTGGCTGACGCCTTGTGTTTGACAATGGCGTCTGACGCGATCACGGCGCAGTCCGGGTCGTTTAAAGTTTGGCGTGGCGAATTGCGGCGCAACTTGCAAGGCATTGCGTGATTTTTTGGGGCTGACAGACCTCTGTGCTAAAGTGAGGGCAACATTTTAGCGGAGGGCTCTATGGCCGACATAAATAGACTTATGCAAATTATAAATGCGTTAGAGGCGCAAGGCATGGACGTTGAGAGCATGTTAAGCTCTATGATTGCGCCAGCCCCATTTCCTCAAGTCGGCACACGCGACGACGGGATGCCGCCACCAGCTCGCATGCCTCAGCAAATGCCGCGTGACGACGGGATGCCCCCGCCAGCTCGCATGCCTCAGCAAATGCCCCCGGGCATGACAATGGATCGGCTTATGGAAATTAGGCGGCGCATGCAAGGCATGACACCCCCGCCAGGTTTGGGCAGCATTTCACGAGGCGAGATGGATATGATAATGGACCGTATGCCGCGAATGCAGCCAGGACCGGGCATGGGCAGCATTTCACAAGGTGAGATGGATATGTTGCGACGACGCGCAATGCCGCGCAACAACCCGGGTATATTTCAATTTTTAATGCAATAAAGGAGAACGCTCATGCCAATGGTCGGCGGTAAAAAATACTCATACTCGAAAAAGGGTATGGCTGCAGCAAAGAAAGCTGCAAAAAAATCCGGCAAGAAAATGGTTAAGAAGAAGAAATAAGCATGGCTAAGAAACCCGGCTTATACGCAAATATTCACGCTAAACGTAAAAGAATTAAACGCCAGAAGGCTGCGGGTAAAACCCCGGAGAAGATGCGCAAACCTGGGTCTAAGGGTGCGCCTACGGCCAAGGCGTTTAGGCAAAGCGCGAAAACTGCGAAAAAGAAAAAATAATGCCAGCCAAGCGCAAGAAGGTGCCAGCCAGCAAGAAGTATGCTGACGGAACCACGTACAAGGACAGCAAGGGCAAGACGCACCGCCGCGTGTCGTCGCCCGGCACTAAGCGTGGCAACGCCTACTGCGCCAGGACGGTATCGCAAAAGAGAACGCCAAAGGTAAAAGTGCGGCGCAAGGCCTGGGGGTGCTCAGGCAAACGGAGTGTTAAGAGGTAAATGGGCATACTGGAGAACATCGCAGCATTTGTTGACCCGAAGGGCCCAGCGGCTCAAGGGAGAACGCGTGCGCTGTATGGTTTGCTAGATACTATAGGTCAAAGCGTTAGCCAATTTGTGCCACCCAACATGCGCCCTCAAATTATGAGCGGTGCTAATGTTTTAGACATGGTTAACCCAGTGGCAAACATGCGACGCGCTGGTACAGATTTAAGCCAAGGTAATTTTGGCAGCGCATTTATAGAGGTTGCAGGGGTAGCTATCCCGGCTGGAATTGTTGCAAAGTATGGCGCAAAAACTGCATTAGATGCAGCTAAGTATTTATCAGAAACGCTTGCCTTAACATCTGGTGGTATGCGTGAGTTAGGTGAATCTGCGTATGAGGAAGTAATCACACGATTAAATCAACCGGGTGAGGTGCCTGTTGTTGGGTCTAATTTTGGAAATGTAGGTGCAAATAAAAATAGCAAAACAATTTTAATGCCAGACGGCACACGAATTCCGAGGCCAAAAACGATGTCTGAGGTTCCTGATATAAGGAATATGTCAGTTAGCGATGCTTTATTTGTAGCGCAGCAAGAGCCTCACATTATAAAATCTGGTGAGGGTTCTCGTGGTGCTTTTGTTGGTGGGCCAGAAAAAATTACTAGCAAGCAGGCATTGAATAAACAACGTGACTTTATGGACGCACAAATAGACGCTGGGGCCGCTGGAGGTGATTGGTATGATCGTTATCGTCAAGGTGTCGAAAGTGTAACAAACAATCCTAATGATCAAACGTGGATGTCAAAATCTCAGGGTATGTATAGCGCCGGGGTTGCACCAAATAACGAACTTGGTTTTGCCTTAAAAGATACAATGTCGTCTATTGCTACGGGAACGCCTGCGAAATCATATACGCCTGCCCAGCAACAAGCATCACAACTGGCAATAGACACAAATAATCCAAACAATTATATGCTTGGTAAAAAAACAGGCGAATATGCGAGGCTTATCAACCCTCAAGCGGGTGTAAATAAACAAGCAACGGGCGTTAATGATTTTAGGCATTTACGGACACTTGGTTTTACTGAAACTGACGGGAGTGCTCAACGTAATGCCGTTGGAACTGCTGGACATAAATACGCTGATTATGAAACTGCGTTGGCCGTAGATCGTGCTAACAAGAGAAATTTAGATGGCAGATCAAACTGGACTGGTGAGCAAATACAAGCCGCACCATGGGTAAAACAAAAAGCAGATGATATATACGGAAGACGACAAAAATATTACTTAGAAGAAGCGCAAAAAAAATTACAGAGTGAGGGTAGTAATTTTGCTCCAGGAGAATTAGAGGAGACTGCTTATTCTTTAGCTTTTGCAGATGCAAACAAAACAATAACCGAGTTTTTTCCAGAAAATACAGCTTTTGCAACGTATGAAGCGCAACCCTTTATAGGCTCAGGACAATTGCCAGGTTTAGCGTCAGCGAATCAAGCTGAAAGAACGGCTTTTGCTAATATGCCCGAAAGTACTTTTGCTAATACTTCTGGTAGAGATGATATTTATGCAAATACGCGTCTAAATAATACTGGCGTTGCTGTAAGAACCTTACCCACAACCGCTATGCAAGGCGTTTACACTCCGCCCGGTGGTGTAACGGAATTTAATCCTGGTGAAGTTGCAAGGCCACTTGTTGCGTTCGATGTATCAAAAGAAGGTAAAAAAGTTACAGACGCTTCACGGGCAATCTTGGATGCTGGTGAAGCTACAAGGGCATTTATTGATGTTCAAGGAGCTGGCGCATGGCATAAACCTTATGTCGGCGGTCCGGCAACAAAATCTAATTCAATATTCGCCGCCCTAGATGCGCCACGCCAATTAAGTCAATCCGAGCTTGGTGTATTAAGTAGCATTGGCAAAAAATATGGTCTGCCTGACGTTATAGATACTGGACAAGGTGCAACCCTTACTAGTTTTGATGGTGAGCCTAAATTATCTAGTAGTCAAGCAAAAGGCATTATAGCTGAACTGGAAAATTTAGAATTATTTGAAAGCTCTAAAAGAGCAAAAGTTGATGCTGGTTATTTGGGTTTTGAAGATGCTTGGCGGGCTGGAGAAGGAAGCGGAGAAGCAACACGAAATCTATTACAAGTTTTAGATAATGTGCCAGACGGCGTTTACAAAGCGTTTAACAATAATGAAAAAATAGGGGAAAACGCTCTACGTCGTCTACAGCGAGATGAAAAATTATCTGCTCAATATGGTGCTACGCGCAAAGACATTGCCAATGCGCGTAAAATTATTGGTCAAGGTAAGGGGTGGATCGACCGACTTAAAAAATCGCTAGAGGCTGGAATTATTCTTCCTGGCGTTGCCGCTTTTGTGCTAACTCAATCAATGAATCCAGAGATGCCCGATGAGTAATTCTGCCTGCTTGAGGATTGTACCGCTGATAGAACAAATGTTGTTCTCTTTCTGGAATTTCTCCTTCTGTATGTCTAAAGCCGGACGGAAAGATCCATTCTTGCCATTTGCCGTGGTCAATAATTTTAATTTTACCGTCATAAGAAATTTTAGGCATGAGATTTTTCTCCGCTTTAGAGCTTTAGCCGGGATGGCAAGGCGCTCAAGTTGGTTATTAAAAAGCCGATCTTCTTTTTATCACTTTTACGAGTTTTTGCAACTGAAAAGCTTATTTAGGAATTATAAATGGCTATAACAACATATGCAGAGTTGAAAACGTCAATCGCTGACTTTTTAAACCGGGATGACCTGACAAGCGTCGCGCCTGATTTTATCACGTTAGCCGAGGCAGACATGAACCGCCGGGTCAGGCATTGGCGGATGGAAGGCAGATCCACGGCGCAGATCGACACGCAGTTTAGCGCATTACCCGCTGACTTCGGTGAGACAATTACCTTGCACATAACATCTGGAGACTTGGCGCAAGTTGAGCTGCTTGGCAAAGCTGAAATGTTAAAGGAACGCGCAAGCAGCAACGACGCCACGGGTAAGCCAAGATTTTACGCAATTACTGCAGGCGAAATAGAGGTCTACCCTACCCCGGACGCGACTTACACGACTGAGCTGTATTATTATAAGCGCATCACCGCGTTGAGCGACAGTAATACGACAAACGATATTTTAACGTATTTCCCGGATGCCTACCTTTACGGCAGCCTGGTACACTCTGCCCCATATCTCAAGGACGATGCGCGTGTCGCCGTGTGGGGTTCTATTTACGCGCAAACACTGGCCGACATTAACGGCGAATCTGAAGCAAGCAAGTTCGGCGGCTCCGGGCGCAGAATGAAAATAAAGGCGTACTAAAATGAGTTTTTCAAACACCTACGAAACGCACGTCCTAAACTACGTGTTTACCAATACGAGCGTCACAAGACCTACTGCCTGGTATGTTGCGCTTTTTACATCTAACCCGGCAGAGGATGCGTCAGGCACTGAGGTTTCTACTTCTGGCACGGCGTATGCGCGGCAGACTGTGGCATTTACCGTGTCAGGCAACTTGGCGACCAACAGCGGCGCGGTTGAGTTTCCGACGGCTACGGGCTCAGGCTTTGGCACGGTCACGCACATCGGCGTATACACGGCAAGCACAAGCGGCGATTTGATTGCTTATTCTGCGCTTTCCGCCAGTAAAGCAATATCAGCCGGAGACGTGTTCCGAATTCCTGCAGGTGATCTTGATATAACGCTCGACTAGTGGCCTACAGAGCGTCATATGGTGCCGGAACCTACGGCACGTCCCTTTACGGCGTCACGGGGGCTATTGATGGCTCTACAGAGGTAGTATTCCGAGCGAACTACGGCGCGGAAACATACGGCACGTCTGCTTACGGCGGTCAAGGCAATGAGACGTGCAACTTGTCTGTAACTTGCTCCGCGCAAATTCTTCGTGACGGTGCGGCAGCGATTGCGTCAACTTTGTCTGTAAGTGTCGTTGATCCTGATACCGTCAATGACGCGAGTGCCACAATAACTTTACAAAGTGCGGCAATAACTGTCGGCGACGAATATATTGCAAGCGAGGGTTTCCGACCAGGGTATGGCCTAAAACAATACGGCGCAGGCATTTACGGCCGCAACGACAGTATAGAACAAGCGACGGCAACAATTGCTGCAGCATTGTCAATGAGTGTGGGTGATGGGCGTACACGTAACGTGGCAGTGGCGATCGCGCCTAGTTTAACGACGACTGCAAGCGCAGTTTTCAGCGTCACGGCTGCCGCAGCAACAACAGCAAGTTTATCCCTTTCAACTTCAGTCAAACGCGTATTGCTCGGCAGCTCCACGTCAACAATTGCATTAACACTTACAACGTCTGCAGTTGAAAAGTGGGAGCCAATTGCAGGCACGCCAGAAACTTGGACGCCTGTCGCGGCTACAAGCGAAACTTGGACGCCGATTACATTTTCACGCGCTGCATAGAATTTTGGATTTTTGGCTGACCTATGCGATACTTTCGTTAACGAGCTACGCGCTTGTCTCCATCACATTGTTAGGAAGTAAGTGCGTGAAAAAACGTAACTGAGGAGTTTATTAATGCCAGCTAACACGACAACATACAGTTTTCAAAAGCCTACCATCGGCGGGGACAGTGACAATTGGGGCACTTATCTAAATGCAAATTGGGATAAAACAGACGACCTTTTTGACGGCACGACGCCCGTTACCGGAATTGATATTAACTCAGGCGCGATAGATGGCACGGCAATCGGCGCGAACTCCGCAAGCACTGGCGCATTTACAACGATAGTCGGCACGACGCTGAACCTAAGCACTGGGCTTGCGGCTGATTTAAGTACAAACGGATACGATATTGTTACAACATCAAACGCCAACCTTGATCTAGCACCAAATGGCACTGGTAAAGTTGTTATCAGGGGAAATACAAACTCAGGCAAAATTGTTTTGAATTGTGAAAACAATTCGCACGGCGTTACCTTGGCAAGCCCACCGCATAGCGCCGCAGCAACTTATGAAGTGGCACTGCCAAACGCGCTAGGTCTTACAAATGCAAGCGCGGTTGTTACTTCTGACGCAAATGGCGTCGTTGGTTTTGACAACGGCACGACTGAGGAAAGCACTGCAATCACATCATCGAGCAACGCGGCCACAATTAATCTGCGCGATGGAAACGTGTTTACGCATACATTAAGCGAAAATGTAACCTACACATTTAGCAACCCTGCGGCGGCAGGTAGAGCATCTGCTTTTATCTTAAAGGTCACGCAAGACAGCTCTGCAAGAACAATTACGTGGCCGGGCAGCGTTGATTGGGCGGCTGCAACTGCACCTACTTTAACTGCAACTAACGCCGGGGTCGATGTATTTGCTTTTATCACAGTAGATGGCGGTACAAATTATTACGGCTTTACCCTCGGTCAGGCAATGGGATAGCAACATGTCAGTATCAAAAATAGTAGCGGCGGCAGCCTCTGGCGTAGGTGGCGCAGGTCTAAGGATTGAAGACGTTTTTAGCACGTTTGTATATACTGGAACTGGCTCTTCACGATCAATTAACAACGGCATTGACCTAAGTGGCGAAGGTGGTTTGACTTGGTTTAAGGAAAGAGATGGTACGTCACAACATGCACTGTTTGATACTGAGCGTGGAGTGTTAAAGGGTTTAGCTTCTAGTAGTATGGCTCAAGAAGCAAATGAAACTGGTAGTGTAACTGCTTTTAATAATAACGGTTTTACTTTGGGTTCATGGTCAGGAGTTAATGGTAATGGTGCTAAGTACGTAAATTGGACATTTAGACGGGCAGAGGGCTTTTTCGATTGTATGACTTGGACAGGAAACGGAGCAAGTGATAGAGCTATATCACATAATCTTGGTTCAGTACCAGGCATGATAATAGTAAAAAGAACTGCAGGTGGAACTGAAAATTGGGCTGTTTGGCATAGAAGTGTTCACTCTAATACGTCAAAAGTAATGTATTTAGACCAGCAAGGTGGTTTGGTAACTTCGAATGCTGTTTTTGGGCAAACAAATCCAACTAGCACTAACTTTTACGTTGGTGATCATGGCTTATCTAATAATAATGGCGACTCATATGTCGCGTATGTTTTTGGACACAACGATGGTGACGGAACATTTGGACCTGACGCTGACCAAGATATAATTGAATGTAGTTCTTACTATGGCAACGGCACCGCAAGTAATTTTGCAAATACGTTAGGTTGGGAACCGCAATTTCTAATGATTAAAAAGGCATCGTCAGGTTCGACCGATTGGAGGGTTTTTGACACTCAAAGAGGATGGGCCTTTGGAGATCGTGATTTTACATTGTCTTGGAACTCATCAGCCGCAGAACCTGGTTCTCAAAATTGGGTTGATTTAAGAGCAAAGGGTTTTAAACTTACTAACTCAAATGGCAATATAAATGGAAATGGCGATCAGTACATTTATATGGCAATCCGAAGAGGGCCGTTAGAAGTTCCAGAAAGTTCTGGTTCAGTTTTTAATACTGGTGCAGTTCAAAATAATACAAACAGAAACTTACCAACTGAGTTAACAAACAATCAACATCCAGACATGGTACTTTGGAGAAATACTGGTGGTAGCCAAAATTGGTTCATGCAAACCAGAAAGCATGGCCGTAACTATACCTTAATACCAAATTTAAGTAATGCAACGTCTGGTTCTTATGGCGATGCTTTTCATAAAGAGGCTTATAACGTTTGTGCCGATGGTACAATTTCTGTTACAAATAGTTATGGTTGGATGTTTTCAGAAGCGCCAAACTTTCTTGACATACAAGTATACACAGGAACGGGGGGTTCAAGCCAAGAGCTAGAACATAATTTGGGTAAAATTCCAGAAATGATTTGGGTAAAAAACCAAGATGATACAAGTAACTGGTCAATTTATCACACTGCAACTGGACTGAGTTACGTTTGGAATTTTTCAAGTGCCGGTGGTGGCACAGGAAATCAATATTGGGGAACGGCAGCACACACAAGTACAACTTTTAGAGTTGGAAGTGACACTGACACAGGTGCGTCAGGACGAAACTACATAGCTTGGCTTTTTGCGACTGTAGATGGGGTAAGTAAAGTAGGGTCGTACACAGGAAATGGAAGTACCCAAACTATAGACTGCGGATTTACTAACGGTGCTAAACTAGTAATTATTAAATCAACTAGTTCTAATTGGAATATTTGGGATTCAGTAAGAGGTATTGTTTCTGGAAATGATCCGAGGCTGCAGCTAGATAATAACACTGCTACAAAAGATGACGAAGATTTTATAGATCCTCACTCCAGTGGTTTTTCTCTTTTTAATCAGGGAGACACAAACTCTAATGGAACGCAATATATTTTCTATGCAATAGCAGCATAATCAACTGACAAAAAGGAGTATCAACTAATGTCAGAATATCGTGAAAGAACGACAGGCGAAGTTAAATCACAAGGCGAATGGAGAGCAGTGTTTAAAAATATGTCTCTTCCAAAAGTTTGGACTAGTGGTGTCTGTGATGCAATGAATCTTGACCCAGTGTTAGCAAGCCCGGAGGCTACAACATCAGCGTATCAAATTAGTGTTCGTGATGGTGTAGAGCAAAACAGCGATGGTGCTTGGGTAGAAAAATATGTAGCGCGTGATATGTTCGCGGACGATGCAGAGCTTGGCACCAAAGCAGAACAAGAGGCTGCATATCAGGCAACGCTAGATGCTAACACCGCAGCAAGCCATAGAGCCACCAGAGATGCTAAACTTGCCGAAACAGACTTTTACGCCTTGTCAGACGTTACAATGTCGAGCGAAATGACGAGTTATCGGCAAGCGTTGCGCGATCTGCCAACGCACAAGAACTGGCCTAACTTGGAAGATGCTGACTGGCCGACTGCGCCGTAAATGTACATGTACCAGATACTATGTTAATTTGTAGGTGTAGCAATGTTGTGAGGCGCAAATGGCACTTGTAGATCTAAAAATTCCTCCAGGCGTTTACAGAAATGGGACAGATCTACAAGGCGAAGGCCGTTGGCGCGACGTCAACTTAGTGCGCTGGCACGACGGGCTGATGCGCCCGGTGGGCGGTTGGCGTAAGAAATCAGCCTCCGCCGCAGCGAGTAAGCTAAGGGGCATGCTCTCTTGGTCTGACAATAGCGCAAACAGATATATTGCCGCTGGCAGTTATAATAAACTTTACGCCTACAATAACGCCGGGACGCAATACGACATTACGCCAGCCGGGCTGACAAGCGGACGCGAGGACGCGGCGGCCTTTACCGCATACGGGAGCGGCATTTACGGCGACCTTGCCTACGGCGTTGCTCGGCAAGACACAACAAACATACAACCCGCAACGGTTTGGCATCTGCAGCCGTGGGGCGAGCGTTTACTGGCAAACAACGCAGACGACGGTAAAATTTACGAGTGGTCGTTAAACACGGGCACCCCGGCAGCTCTACTGAGCAACGCCCCAACAAACAACGAGGCGATCTTGGTAACCGACGAGCGTTTTGTTTTTGCGCTTGGGGCTGGCGGTAACCCGAGAAAAGTTCAATGGTCAGACCGAGAGGATAATAACACCTGGACGCCTGCCGTAACTAATGAATCAGGTGATTTAGAGCTAGCAACGACTGGCTCAATTATGGCTGGCGTAAACGTGCGGGGTCAGGCTCTAATTCTAACGACTAGGGATGCCCACGCCGCAACTTATCAGGGTCCGCCCTACGTGTACGGCATAGAACGTGTCGGGACATCGTGCGGCTTGGCGGCTGCGCTGGCTTGCGTGGTGGTCGATGCAGGGGCAGTTTGGATGGGTGTTAACTCCTTCTTTTCATACAACGGCAGTTCAGTTGCCGAACTGAACAGTGAAGTCAGCGATTACGTTTTTAACGATTTAAACAAAGCGCAAATCTCAAAAATTTTTGGCGTTTCCAACAGCCTCTACAACGAGATCTGGTGGTTTTATCCAAGCTCAAGTTCAACAGAAAATGACCGCTACGTAGTTTACAACTACTCAGAAAATACGTGGTACATCGGTAATTTAGATCGCACCGCTGGCGTAGATCGCGGCGCGTTTCGGCAACCGATGTTTGTCGATGCCGATGACAAATACATTTACGAGCATGAGGTCGGCTTTGAGTATGGCACGCTCACACCGTTTGCTGAGACTGGCCCGTTCCGCATTGGCTCTGGCG